TTGGCCAAGCGGTTGTTGTAGGTTAGACAATTCTTGTACTAACGCTGCTTCTTCGTTCTTAAGTGTTTGTAAAGGTATTCTTAACATACCACGACCTGCTGGTGACTTACCACCAGCAGAAGGATCAGCTTCTCTGGCTGCAATTTGATTACGTATATTAGCTAACCGTTCTTGTATATCGTTAATCTCTGCGGTTCTTACTATGTTAGAACCAGCTCTAGCTCGTCGTTGTTGTGCATCAGAAACACCAGTCCTGTTAGGTGATTCTGGCGGCGTTTTTGTCGGTGATTCTGGTGTTCGCGGTTTAGCCTGACCTGCATCGTCTATTTGGTTAATCAGACTGTTGTAATCAAAGCCCGTACTACCATATCTACCTGCGTTAGACGCTTGTGAATATCTCGTTAAAAGATCTAACGCTGGCTTGTCACCGGTTGCAGCGCGGCGTTGAAGGTCTGCAATAACAGCGCTTGCTTGCTGTTGCTTTAGCTTCGCTGCACTCATACGCTGGTCAGCATCGCGCTTAAGCACACCTTCTAAATACTCACGGTTCATACGATCTGCCATGCCAGCACGACCGGGGCGCAGCATGCGATCAAGTATACTATGAACAGGCCGAACAAGCGCTGGGCTAGATGCTATCGTTGCATCACGCGGATCAGCATAAGGACGTATCAATTGCCCTGACTCATCTAACGGTGCAGGGTCTGGTTTACCGGCTGCCCGTGCTTGTAGTGTAGCTTGTATATGACGCTGAAAAGCCTCAGACATCATCTCACGTTTACGACGTTCTTCTAATCGTCTTCTCTCTTCATCTGTCATTTTTATAATCTCCTAAAAGTCACCAGTTACAGCCCAAACACCGTGTAGAGCCAAGAACATAACAATACAGAAAAAAGACTGTAACTGGCTAAATTCATTACCAACTAAGACCGGGAAATGTTTTCATAACTGAACCTATATTACTTAACGTAGAAGGCTGATTTGCCCTGTACCCTGCAGAATCGCGAGCAGCACCAAATACATTACTCATAAAATTGGGCGCTTGTTGTGCAGCAGTCTGCTGTATATTAGGTTGACTAAACTGTTGTGCGCCAAAGTGTGTAGAAGGGCGACCAAGCGCTACCTGCAACGGATCAAAGCCGCTGCGAGATGCAGGCAAGAATGATGTAGCTTGACCAAGCGCACGGCCCAATGCGTCACGCCTGTTCTGTACACCTTGGCCAAACTTCATGGCATTAGCAACGACATCTGTCATAGCCGCTGGGCCACCAAAACCACCTCCGCTACGCGCACGTTGCTGATTAAGTGAGCGTTGTATTTCTTCTCGCTCACTACCGCTTAATGCACCAGTAAAGTAACCACCGGGACGACTAGGGTCATATAACGGCATACCACTAGCGTCTCTCGCGCCGGGATCTGTAGTACGTGGATCAACAAAACTCCTAAGCAGATCACCCAGCATACCGCTGGTCTGTGCGCGACGCCCGTAAAACTCTGGATCAATTTGACGCGCTTTTGCAAACGTCTCATCAATCATTGCTCCTCCCGGCCCACGCAAAACATCCACACCAGTAGCAGCATCAGACATTCTATCACGGTAAGTTTCATCACGACCTATCTGGCCGTACCGTGGCATCATTTCAGTAGCTAACCCAAGCTGTTGCCTAGCTAACTGGGGCGCATATTGCTGCGCCATTTCAAGCTGCTTCTGTGCATCAGCTTCAGCTTCGCCACGAAGCATGCCAAGGTAGCCGGGATAACCGGCTTGCATAGCTTCTAACGCTTGCGCTGTAGTCTCACCCGCCGAGGGCGTAGGAGTGCGTCCTAGCCTAGACAAGCCGTAGATTGTCCCTGCACCCGCCAATAAACCACCAAGATCACTTACCCAACTCATAATTATTTCCTTAACTGCTTGCCATTAAACCTGCCTGCTCCATGCGGTAGGTTAAATAGTTTATTTTTTCTGCTAGAATAAGAAGCGCATTTGTAACGCCATCTTCAGTGCTTAAGTCTAGCGAACCTATTGAAGTCTGATCTGATGCAGATGCACCTGTATCAACTGAATGCCCATCAATAGTTGTAATATCTGCAACGTGTGTGCATTGCTTTACCACGCCTTCGTTAGCTGTTGTTGCATCGAAGACTGTCATTGATGTGCGCCATGCGTTTGCTGCAGACTTATCTGCAAACAACTGTGTGGCGTGTGTGAACTCTGAACTATTTACGTTAGCTGCCATATGCCTGTGTCATTAAAGAATTTTTAGATGTAACATCTGTTGTGTCTATGTTTAATATTGAAAGTGATGCTGCGTTATCCCACTCTATAGTATAAGCAATTTTCCAACCAGTACGTGAACCTTGATTAAGAAAGTTAAGTGAGTAAACACTGTTATCGCCGTTCCATAAAACTGGATACGTAGCTGTGTATTTTATACCTTCAAACGTTGGTGCAGGAATTGTCTTGGACACAACAGCTTGGCCAGAGAGACCGTTGCTTATAGGCATACAACGAACTGTACCAGAGCCATCGTATCGAACAATGCCGGGGCTGTTCCAATGAACAAATGAAGACGTTGTTAATTTACCTACAATTGACGTTGCTCCAACATTTGCTTGAGAAGTTAACTCAAACGTACCATCCAACCCAGCATCTAAATCGTTAGGTATACTATAGCCAGTTAAACCACTTGCACCATAAAAGCGTATAACAGTTCCTACAGCCAACGTGTACGGTAATTTCTCAACCGTCACAGTTATAGGTGACGATGATGTAGTTGTAGTAGACACACTGTTTCCAGTACCAGAACCATCGTGGTATATGTGATTTGCTGTAGAGCTGGCAGGATTAGTAGCTGGCGCGGGTATTCTAATAACAGCTGAATCTACTGCCTTAACGTCTGTAAACAAAGTTCTAATAGCTACCGGCTTTTGATCAACACGTGAATCACCTGTGTTAAAAGCTTTTGTCTGCACAAACGATGGAGCGTATTTTATACCATTCCACATCTTAATAAACTTTCCATCATTTGTAACAGCATAAAGTTCATGCGCTGTTGCTGATTCAATCTTCGTAAACTGCACTATAGGCGCACATGTGGTGTCATCGTCTAATACAAGGCTATCAAAGCTAACAAACTTTTGCAGTGTTGTATCATAAACAAGAACACCATGACCTACAGTTGTATCTACAGCAAAAAATGCGTAATTATCAAAAGTAATTGCTGCGGTAGTTTTAAAGTTTTGTATTTTACCCTCAAACAACTTCGCGACTTTCAGCGAAAACGCACTGTTACGTCCTTCGTTACGTAGTTGTTGAACCGCGTTAAATGAACGTAAGCCTTCGCTGTCTATGAAAGCAAAATCACCAAGGGTATCTACAAAGGAAAATTGATTGATGGCAGATGATCCAAACAAATATTTTTTAGTAAACGTAGGTTCAGCAAACAGTGTGCGTGTATAATCTAACGTAACAGCATAAGAAGCTGAACGTGTACCAACAAAAAAGCTGTCTGTGTTTAACGGAGCTATACAAGTAATTGGATCATAGCTTACAGAGTAACTAACCATGTGTGCGCCATTTCTTGTACCAACGTCATCACGTAACTCTCCACCAAAGGTAGTGACAACACTGTCTGAAAAGTTATCCTTTAACTTATTGCCAGTGCCGTCTAAAGGGATCATAAAGTCAAGCGGCCTTCCAGTTACGCTATGAAGTATTTGAGTATAGTTACCATCAACATCAGAACTAACTACAAACAGTTTACCAGCAAAGTACATCATCTGCTTGCCGATAGGTACATACTCACGATTTCCACTCTCGGGTGGGCCATTATACCAATCAGCATATGTTTGGCACTTACGAACAGTTATAGGAGATTCAATATTGTTAGTATTTAAGACAATAAGATTTGGTTGGTTTATACCGTCTTGAACAACAATAGCTGCTGGTGATCTTGTAACATGTCTAGCTGTGTGGCTAAGATAGTATAATCCCATGTGCCTGTCAGTCAACTGGCTCTCATCAACCATACCTTCAAGATCATCCCAAGGATCACCTCCAATACTGTGCGAATGTTTTTTGGCAAAATTTTGGTATGAACAAGGAACGGCTTGAACATATATAAAATCAACTGATGTATCTAACTGCAGATTTACTTGCCCTAAAACAGCAGAGCCGGGATCGGGAGAATCTAACGTATCCGCATCCCACAAAACAGTCCAAGTATCAGCAAGGCGATGCTTAAACTTTGCGTTGCCGTTTTGAAATATCAGTATAAAGTCGCCAATCGTATAAATACCTTGGCAACGTTGATTAGCTGTAAGACCGGCATCAATAGACAACGGCCTTCTAACAGGTTTTAACTCACCAAACCTATTACGCACATTCATAGCAAATGAATACTCGTCGTTACCAAGACGAGAATCGTCAACAGCCATGTTCATCCCTCCTAAGAAAGAGGTCTGTGAGTAGCTAGCCATGTTAATTTATCGTGGTTGTGCCGTTTAAATACAATCTTCTGCTCCTGACCTCGCTCAAGGTCAGCCTGTCTGCGAGCCAGCGAACGTGTTGCCTTACGATCATGCAGGATCGCTTCTTCCAGTTTGCCCTGCTCCTCAAGAAACAATTCCATACACTTACTTACAAGTATGTTATCATATCCCGGCGCAGGAAATTCATCCGTGTCATTCTGCAAACGTGTCAAAGTTTTCTTATACAAGACTTGTAACGTGTGTGAATCATCCTCAGCAGCAGATGACGAGAACGGGAACTCACTCACATCAACAATAAGATACCTAGACTCCATGCGGTTTGATGGTATCTCTGCATAAACTATATTGTTATCTGCGTAGTCAATCAACTGTACCACACCTACAGTAGCTGTAGGTTTATTCGTACGTGCAAAGCTGATAATGTCTTTAACAGTTACGTTGTTGCTGGGTGCTAATGTAACGTTTGTTGATGCCGTTGCGTCTGCTACAGCAGGGCCAGCTACGCTTACAAGCAAAGCCTCACTGTAAGGAGTCTTAACAACAACCTCGTAATCATCATCGGTTGTTGTAATACCGTAAGCGCGAACAACAAGTTTATTTGTACTGTTCGCTGCATCAGTTATAGACGTAGGCAACGATACCTTTAAAGGACTATAGCCTTTAATACGAAATTTAGCGTGATTTGTTTCCCAGTTGTTTTCACGATAACGTGCTGACAGTGACTCTGTTTCCCATTCTTCGTTCCGTCCACTTTTTTCACGTGCGGCTCTTATAGCATATACATCTGCTGGCATAGCGACAGTCTTGTCACCCTGCACATAGAACTCAGCTTCTTCTAAAGAACCCGGCATGTCAGACTGTTCGTAAAGTTCTTGCGCCGCTTCGTTAAGATAGTCTAGCAACAAAGCACGTTGGCTGGTATCGCTAGGAAGCATACCAACCTTTTTACCGAAACGATCTAATATGTATTCTACACTCATCTCTTAACTAGTGCTGTGACAGCA